TGCGCCGAGCTGGGTGCCCTGCCAGTCGTTCGGGTCGACCGGCTCCGGCAGCATGAGCAGCTCGGTGTCCGGCAGGACCAGACCGGCCGACGTGCGCCGGGCGTAGACCTCGATCGGGGGCAGACCAGCACCCTCGACGATCGCGTTGACGTCCGAGACGGTCGCCGGGCGGGAACCGCCGCCGACCAGGGACACCTTGAACTCGTCACCCTGCGCCATGACGCGCAGCACGCGCCGCGGCATGAGGATGACGCCCGGGGCGACACCGTTCGTCGCCTCGTACACGTCCGCCCACGTCTGGAGGTCCGTCAGGCGCGACACGTTCGTCGCGGACGTCCACAGCGCACCAGCGGTGACGGTGTGACCGCCGTCGCGGCCGAACGAGTCGGCCGCACCGAGCTCGGCGATCGTCGCCACCCCGGTCCGGAGCACCACAGCGCGCAGACGCTCCATGCGGTCGGCGACCGCCTGGGTGACCTGCATGGCGGTGTTCAGGATCTCGCCGAGGATGACCTCGTCCGAGGCCCCGCGGGTGCGCAGCTGGTCGTACTCGCTGACCGGGACGTTGACCCCGATCGCGGGCAGCTCCAGCGTGACGCGACGCCCGCCCGGCTTCTTGCCGACGTCGGGCTCCGCGTCGTAGGCCCGGAACTTCGCCTCGGCGACGAGACCGGCCTGGCCGGCGACGAAGCGCACGCTGATGTCCGGGACGGTCCGGTTGGGCAGGAACCGCGCGAGGTTGCCCTTGCGCGCCTCGATGGCGGCCAGCGCCTCACGGACGTAGCCGGTGAGTGTGGCCGGGTCGATGATGTCAGTCCACAGTGCCATGATCCGACCTCTCTCAGACGAACACGATGGTCGTCACAGCGCGCTTGGCCGCAGCCGCGGGCGCCGTGAACGAGATGGGCAGGGATGCGACCTTGACGCGGCCGTGGTCGTACATCGGCACCGCGAAGTCCGCGGTCCCGTCGACCTTGTGGTCGGTCAGGACGAAACCGGCGAGGATGCCCGCGCCGGTGGTCGTGCCCTCGGTCGCGTCGTAGGGCACGAGGACCCCGCCGACCTTCGCGACGGGCAGCCCGGACGGGATGTACCCGTTCGGGTAGTGGGTGGCGAGGGTGAAAGCCGAGATGTCGAGGATCTCGGTGCGCGCGCCGGCGATGCCGTGCGCGGTTCCGAGCCAGGACAGGTCGCCGCCGCCGAACGTCTCGGACTTGAGACCAGGCATGGTGGTGTTCCTTCCGTGGTGAGTTGGTTAGGTGGTCTTGCTGGGGTGTCGCTCAGCCCACAGGTCGCGACCTGCGGCCACCGACGTCCCCTTGTCCGCAGCTCCGCCGCCCTGCGACTTGTCCGGCTTCACCGTGGGCTTCTTGCCGCCCTTGGTGTCGTCGCTGTCGTCGGCCTTCGCGGCCAGACGGACGGCGAGCTTGCCCATCGCGTCCTCGTCCTTCGCGGACTTGAGGAGTTCGATGTCGTCGGCGTCGACGATCTTGTGCTGCGCCGCGAGGCGGAGCACGGTCGTTTCGAGGCGCATCTGCTCGACCTGCGCTTGCAGGGTGGTCAGGGTCTGCGCGCCCTCGTCCTTGGCATCAGGCTTGATGCCCAGTGCCGCGGCCAGGGCCGCCGTCTGGTCCTTCTGCGCCTGCTGCATCTGCGCGACGGTCCGCTCGAGTTCCTTGCGGGCGTCACGCTCAGCGTGGAGCGCTTTCTCCCCGGCCGGTCCGAGCGGTTTGTCGTCGTCGGTTGTGGCGGTTGCCTTCGCGTCGTCCGCCTTGGGCGGGTCAGCCTTCGCCGCCGCCGCCGCGCCGCCACCGGCAGGTTCGCCGTCGACAGGCTCAGTGACGTAGCGCAGACGTGCTCGCAGTCGCAGTCGGGGGTTCATGGAGTGCTCCGAATCGCTCGGGTGGAACCCGTTCCGCGTCGCGCGGGCGGGAGTCTGTGGGGGTATCTCAGCCTTCGTTTGTGCGTCGCTCAAGTTCAGCGATGGCTCGACGGACGACGCCTTGCGCTGCGATGCAGCCGGGTCTAGCGCGCGGAGGTGCGGGCTGAATACGTCGCCACGGCGTATTGACAACGTACATACACCGTGCGATGATCGAGAGGTGAGAGAGACCACCGTGAAAGGACAGATCATGACCAGCATGAACGACGTCCCCGTGCTGCCAGCCTGGTTCGAGCTGCGGCCCCCGCGACCCGTACTGCGCCAAGGCGCATGGGTCTGTGTGAGTTGCGCCGGTCAGGGAACCGTTCCTAGCGGAACCGGCTGGGCCTGGTGCACGAGTTGCGCGGGCGCGGGTGAGCGCCCCGCCCCGCACCCCACCACGCACGGCGAAGCCGCCGCGTGGCTTGACCGCTTGCACGCCGAGAACAACACGGCGATCACCAACCTGCTGGGCATGGCCGAGCGCGCGGTTGAGCGCGGCGACGTCAAGGGTGCCCGCATCATGCTGACCGAGGCCGAACCGTATCAGGCTGACAACGCGTACATCGAAGCGTGCTGGATTCCGAAGGGACAGGTGCACTGATGTTCACCATCACGCACACGCACGAAGCCGGAACGCTCATCGAAGGCACCGCCAAGGGTGACGGTTCAGCCGTCGTCCTCAAGGCGAACCGGTGGCGTTGGTCGCACAACCTGGGCGCGTGGTACGTGCCGCAGTCACGCGACCGCAGCCCTCAGATGTGGCTGATCGAGCGCACCGCTGAGGCCCTGCGCGCGGCCGGGTTCGACGTCGCCACCGAGATTGACACCACCACCCGGTCGACTGCAGAGGTCGAGGTCGGGAAGATCGCACGGCAAGCCGCCAGGGTCGAGGCCCTGACCGCTCGGGCCGCAAGGACTGACGCCACCGCCGACGCCCTGCACGATCGGGTCCACGAGATGTGCGACGCGATCCCGATGGGCCAGCCCGTGATGGGCGCGCGCGACCGCGCATACCGGGACAAGATCGGACGTGCCATGGACCGCGCCTACCTGACCGGGCTTGAGGCACAGGAGACCGAACGCAAAGCGCGCGCGGCTTCACACACCAACAGCGCCAGGTACAACGCCGTGACCGTGGCGAACCGCATCGCGAAGTTCGAGGCGGAGATTCGCAAGGTCGAACGGTCTATCGCTTACGGGCGCGTCGCGGGCACAGGCCTCGCATACCTCGAGGGCAAGCTCGCTGAACTCACCGACCAGGTGACCTACTGGCAGGGTGTGCGTGCCGAGCAGATCGAGACCGGCAAGGCCACGGGTTTCAGCAAGACCACGGTCAGCAAGGGTGACCGGGTCAGGGTCCGCGGCCAGTGGCGTAGGGTCGTGCGCGTGAACGCCAAGACCGTCTCAGTGGAGACCGGGTACAGCTGGACCGACACGGTGCCCTATGCGGAGATCCAGCAGCGCACGGATGCTGCGACCGCCGCTGCGATGGTGACATCGTGACCAAGGAACCGGCCTCGGATCCGCGGTCCGTCCGGGGGATCGACGACGCTACGTGGAAGGCCGTCGGTGAGCGCGCCGAGCGCGAGCATCGCACACGGTCCGATGTGGTCCGTGTCGCCCTTCGCGCGTATGCGGTCGGCCGGTATGATGCTGTTGAACCCGCGAGGAGGAAGCCATGAGCGTGCAATACTACAGGTCCGACACGTACCACCCGCCGACACTCCTGCGCAGAGTCGATAACGTCGATGAGGCATTCGTCTCCGGCGTATGGCGGCCGACCGGTAAGATCATCGACTGGGAGTTCGGCCACAACGACTTTGTCGACGTGGTCACCGAGGACCAGGCCAGGGCTTTCGCGCCCGCCGCGTTCATCATCCCGCCCTAGCTGACCGCGGCCACGCCGCGCGGCACGGGGATCTTCTCCGCGGCCGCTATTGACTGCCGCTTGTACTCCGCGAGCTTCACCGGGTCCTTCTCAGCCTTCTTGAGATCGTAGATGCCGTGCATCTCATGTTCCTTGACGTGTAGAGAGACTTCGGTGTGGAACTGTAGCTCGAGGCGTTGTCCGCCTTGTTTCGTGATCTGCACGTTGATGCCCTGGTACGGGTTTGTCGTCAGCGGCACCCGCCAGTAGTTCTTGACCGTGATCGCGTTGCCGTCGGCGCGCAACTGGTCGATAGCGGCCTGCGTGCTCCGGGCGTACTGGTCTGGTTTGAGCAGGATGGTGTACCGGTTCACGTCGAAGACGTGGTCAGCGACCTGTTGTGCCGTCTTCCCGTCGGCGAGGGCGTCATCCGTGATCTTCTTGGTCAGGCTCTTGACGGTCTTGAGGCGGTACTCCAAGCCGGCCAGCGAGCCGCCGACCTGACTGGCCAGGGCCGTCATACGCGCCGTGAGTCCAGGCTCGGCCGCGGTCGCGGCGGCAACGACCCGGGCGGCAAGAACGCGCGGAGTCGCGGCAAGAACGCGCGGAGCATTGGGTCCGATCCAGCCATACAGGCGTAGGAGGCGCTCTTGGTCGGCCTTGCTGGTGGCGATCTGGGCGATCGACTCGGGCATCAGCCGGGGCGCGCGGGTAGCGAAGTACCGGGCACCCTTGGCTCGAACGTCGGCCTGTGCCTGCGCGTACCCGGCGGTCCGCATCTGTGAGTAGGCGAGCCCGCGTCGCGTGGTGCCCTCCGTGGTGTACTTCACGGTTTTGCCGTAGACCTGCGCAGAGGACACGCCGCCGCCCTTGCGGTAGGCGTTGATGATCTGGTTGATGTCCGCGCCGTTGTCCCGCACCGCAGCCGCGTTCGCCTGTGAGCCCATCATCCGGGCCTGCCCGGCGGGGTCGAGGGAGTCGAAGTACGCCCGCGGGTCGACCGTCAGATCGCCAGCCACCGACTCGGACGCGGGGATATTTTTACAGTCACAGCCGGGATGGCGTCTGAATGCCACCTGGGCGAACGTGCGCTTCCCCGCGAGCTCCACGCACCGACCGCACGATGGCGGGTTCAGCATCCGCACGAACCCCGTCACCGGGCGGGCCATCGTCGCCAACTTCTCCGATGCCCGGCCCGTGTCGGACAGGAGCGTGCCGACCGCCATCGACAGCCACGCCGACGACGACGACAGCGCCTCAGTCATGGTCGAACCGGCGCCAACGGCGGACTTCGCGTGCGTCACCGCCCCGTACAGCAGGCTGTCGGTAGGCATCCCGTCCCCAGCTGTACCAACCAGCGAATCGGCTAGTACGTCGAACCGGGGCGCGACCGCTGCCTTCTGCCCGGTCTCCGCCAGGACGGCCGGGATGTACAACTGGGCGCCAGCCGCGACCCTCGACTGGGCCAGGTCCGTGATCGCCAGCAGGTTGCCCTCGATCTGGGCGTAGGACGCATCGAACTCTGGACCCATGCGGCGCCACTGACGCTGCACCGCAGCAAGTGCGGCCTGAATCTCGAGGCGCTGATCGCGCGCGTAAGCCTCAGCCGACGACGGCAGGGACTGGTGCAGGACCATGGGCCATCGGCGGTGTCACGGGCGGGACGGGAGCCACAGCAGCCAACGCGGCCACATCCTTCGCGGCCAACGCGGTCACATACGGATCCTCGGACTCAGCGTCGAAGTACGCCTGCTCGGTGTCCATCCGGGGCTTCGACCAGCCCAGCTCGGTCCACGCACCACGGCGGGACAGCAACGGCCGTCCGCCGGCCAGCTTCTGCACCGCGTCCGCGCGCTGGGAGAAGGTCGGGGTGCCCGGGTCGAACCACAGGGTCGAGATCCGGTTCGTCTCCGGCCACTTGTTGGTGCGCAGGCGCACGTAGAGGCCCATGACCCAGCCCCAGCCGTCGCCCCAGTCGGTCTGCTTGCGCTCGGCGTTCTTCACCAGGCGCGACTCGTCGGCGCGGATCGCGCCTTCGGCCGCGGGGTTCGTCGTCGACACCACGAAGTAGCGGATCGGCAGGCCCGACACGGACGCGGCCAGCTGGCCGTAGTGGTTGACGGTCTCGGTGAAGTTCTTGAGGTCCGCCGCGGTGAACTGGCCAGCGCGGGCATCCGAGTTCGCGTGGACCATCAGCGCCGTGTAGTACGCCTCCCACACCGGCACCGGCTTCCCGGTCTTCGCGTCCACCATCTTCGACGGGTCCACGCCGAAGATGTACCGGCCCGGTACCGCCAGCCCCTCCTGCGCCACCTGGAGGTTCGTCAACGTGCGCGCCGCAGCGTCGGTGATCGGGATGACGTCGGTCATCTCCGACTCGCCCCACCACTCACCCGGGCGACGGCGGTTCAGGAACATCACCGCAGGCACACGACCCAGGCCGTGGTCGTCGCGGTCCTCGACCCTCCACCCGGAGGTCGACATCCGCAGCCAGACCGTCGAGTTCGGCAGCATCAGCGTCCGCCGACGCGCCCGGTCCGCGTCCTTGTAGGACCGCAGCAGACCCAGCATCTGCCGGGTCCGGGCGTCCACCGTCGCAGCCATCTGCCGGGACGGCTCGACCCGGATCAGCGGGTGACCCTCGTCGTCCTCGTTCGCTCCGACCGTCACGAAACCCCGGCCGGTAATCATCGTCTCCTGGGACAGCAACGGCGCATCGGAGTCGAGGTTGTTGACCTCCCACCCCTCGCGCAGCACCTCCGAGGCGTCATCCTCACCCGGCATAACGAAGCCGCGGACGTCCAGACGCCGGGCGACCTCATCCACCACGGCCCGCGGCCAGTTCACGACCGTCTCGAAGCGCCGGAGCTCCGGGGGAACCGCGAGGCCGATCTGGTCGAGACGCTGACGGCCCTCGTAGTAGGCGTCCATCCGGGCGTCGTGCTTCGCGCGCTTGCTCAGCGACGTCGACAGGCGCACCATCAGCGCCTTCTCGTCGTCACTCAAGACAGATGCCCGCAGGAGGGTAACCACAGCCCACCTCCTCGTCAGCGGAACATGAACAAACGGTCGTCGGCGGGCTCACTGGCCCAGCCCTCACCGCGCATGTCCGCGGCGGCCTCGTGCGCGAGCACATCAGCCATGAGGATGTCGATCTTCTGGGTCTCGGACGGCTTGCCGAGGATGTACTTGTCGCCCGGTTTGGCGACCTTCCGGGCGTTCAACGCGTGGACCTTCGCCGTCTCGTCGCCGTCATGCGTGGTCGACTTCTCGGTGGTGTCCTCGAGGAACCGGGTGAGCGCGTCGAACATGCGGTCGATCTTGTTCGTGGGCCACTGCACAACGACGTCCTCACCATGCTCGAGCGCCCACTCGTCGGCCTGCGTCTCCCAGTGGCGGGGGTCGATGTAGAACCGCGCCACCTTGAACGCTGCGAACACCTCGGCGACCGCGACCCGGACCTCAGCGCGCGGGATGCGCCCGTCCGGCCACTCGGCCGGGTTCCAGAACGTCGGCCGGTCGTCCGGCCCGTAGGTCGGGGTGAACCTGTACCCGTCCGCGGTCTCCGCACGCAGCGCCGTCCAGTCACCCGAACGGGAACCGTCGAAGCCGAGGGAGATGCGCCGATCCGTAGAGGGGACCATCGCGCGTGAGCCATCCCACAGCACCTCGAGCATGTACGACCCGAGGCCCTGGACGAGGCGGTTCCCGAAGAACCGCTCAGCCTGCGTCGGGTCCGTCTCGACGAGCTCCGCGGCCTGCGCATCGATCGACGCGACATCGACCCACGGCGCATCTGCGTAGACGAACCGGTGGATCTGGTGACGGTCCCGCTTGTTCGCGTAGGACAGATTGGCCGGCGGCTTCCGGTAGTGCCGGAAGATGTCCAGCCGCCTCGACTGGAACGCCTGCTGGGCCGCCGAGTTCTCCATCGGGTCCCACGGGTTCGTGATCTCCACCGACCGGCCACCCATGCCGGCGAGGTTGCGGCCCATCGCCTGCCACGTCGCGAGCAGCTTGTTGCTCGCCGTGTACAGCCCCGACTCATCACCGAGACCCGCATTGATCGGGTTACCGATCTTCGACCGCGACGCCGCCGAGATCGGGTCGATCTTCCCGTTGTTCGGGAGCCGGACGAACCCCTCACGGACCTTCGCGCGCTCCGACAGCGGCCCAGCCAGGATCATGGTCTGGATCGGCTCGTAGACGTTCGCTGTCTGCGTCTCAGCAGTAGCGAGCAGCTGGATCAGCGACTTCGGCCGCACCCGGCCCATCGGGTCGCCCGGCTCGTAGTGGTACTCGAACCCGCACCCGCACCCGTCATCCTCACAGCGGTACACCTCACCACCGCGAGCCCAGCCCGCGAAGAGGCACGGGCCAAGAGCCTCGAACAGCATGATCGTGGCGGCCCAAGGGGACTTGCCAGCCTTCTGCGGACCCACGACCACGCTGCGGCGGAAGAAGAATGCCGGACCAAGGATCGGCCGCACCAGATCGAAGACGATCCCCGGACGCACCCGATAGTGGTTGACCGTGGACCAGAGCTGCCAGCCGTCATGGACGAACGGCCGACCCAGATCCGTGCCGGAGGGGACGGTGCAATGCCACTCCACCCAATCCGCCGCCAAGAATCCGAGCGTCGGAAAGTCGACGACATGCTCGTCAGGCGCCACCGGAGGCTGCCTTGACCACCGTCAACTTCGACCGAGACGACACGCGCGCCGGAGCCGCGTCATCCTTCTCGTCACGCTTCGCGCCGACCTCGTTGACGGCGATCGCCCAACCGTTCTCCTTGAGACCAGCCGGTGTAAGACCGATTTGGTCAGCGAAGCGGTGCAACGAGTTCTTGTCGGCAGCCTGAGCATCGGATGACTCGCAGAGCGCCGAGACACGCACCCACATAGCGACGGTGTGCCACCGCCACGGCTGCAACGACCACGCACACGCCTGGGGCGTCGTCCATGCCCACTCCCAGAGCGTTTGCTCTCGGTCACGTCGAGACTCGGAGGCACCCTGATCGAGCTCGCGGACCTTCTGCTTGTCCTCGAAATACTCGAAGATCACAACGGCCGCCGGCAACGGAAAGTCAGGCACCTCGCCCCGGAAACCCTCGCTCGGGAGGGCCGTGAGCTTGAACCCACGCCGATCAGACCGCCCCGACAGCGGATCAGGGGCAGGACCAGAACGATTACGCGCGCCACCAGTAGGCATCGGGACCACTCCTCAGCGGCATCGCGCCGCAACAGATGACCGAAGGGCATCGCGCCCGGACGGTAGGTAAGACCGAGGTCAACGACGGGGCTGAACTGGGAGGCTTGAACCCTCCGCGCTTGCGAGCGCCCTCCCCGGCGGTCCGGGAGGAGGTCGGCTCGGTATACCCCCCTGGGTACCGGATCGAGGTGTTAGGTCTGTAGTGCGCGTCCGCGTCTTCCGCCGTCGCTTCTGTTGCATGTGGCGCACTGTGGGCCTCGCCATGCGGTGTGGTCGTCGGTGTGTCCGAGGTCGAGGGTTGAGGGTGTGAGTCTCACGCCGCAGTCGATGCACCTGATGACTTCGCCTGCGTTGATGCGTGTCACGATCGCGGCTCGTCGTGCCCTGTGCTCGGCGCCGTAGCCGCGTTGTGTGGCGCTGCCGCGCTTGGCTTCGTACTCAGCCATGTGCTCTGGGCAGTAGCGCTCACCGTAGGTCAGGATGTGTGGGCAGTAGCGAGCTGGACATCTACGTCCGGCCATCTGCTACTTGCCCTTGCCGCCCTTGTTCGCCCCGAGTCGCTTGTCAGCTGGCGTTCCCTTGCTTGGCTTGCCGCCCATGATGCCCATCTCCCTCGTGTCAGTCGTAGTACCCGAACCGCCAGAGCGAGGCGGCTACTCGTGCGAGTAGGTCGCTGAACAGATGCGCGAACGTCTCGTTGTGGTGCGTGAGCACGTCGACCGCGAGCGTGTCGGGTGCCAGCGTCGATGCGTAGATTGCGGTCGCTGCGTGGTGTATCTCGTGGCTGACGATCTGTGTGCTGAGCCGACTTCGAGCAAGTCGAACGACTGGAACGGTGACGCACTTGTCGTCGTCCAGGTAGGCCTGGGTGATTCCCGCCGAGTTCGCTAGGTCGCCGCCGTTGAACCGTGTTCCTGCGTCGCACATCTCGGTGCGCGTGTCGTACACGTGGACGATACAGCGTCGCGGTTCTCCCAGCGCCCTGCTACTGACGCGGATGAGCCGGGAGCCCATGTCAGCTCCTCGGTGTGCTAGGTCCTCGCCCGTGCATGTGCTTAGCCCGGGTCACTGTGGGTGGGTTCGGTGTCTCGTGCGCCGGGCGAGGAGTGTGGTGGGTCAGGCGTTGAGCATGTCGCCGGGGTCGATGGTCACGGTGATGACCTCGGGCTCAGCCATGTCAGCCCAGTCCGCGTGCGAGAACGAGACTCCACGTGCCACGCCGGGCTCGCCCTCGAGGTCCTCACGGAACAGCACCCGGTCAGCGGAGTCGGTGACGCGTCGCTTCATGACGGTGCGAGTGCGAGTCAGTGCTGGCATCGTGGCTCCTGTGATCTCGTGTGCCGTGGGTGTGGCGAAGTCGCTGGGAGTCGGACCCAGGCTTGACGGGTTGGAGCCGTCCGTGCTGCCGTAACACTTCGACGACATGACGATGGCCGGGGAGCGTTGTGCTCAACCCGGCCTGATCGTAGAGACATTTCCGTCTGTGCGCCCGATGATACATGCAGGTCAGCGCGTTGTACACACACGGTCTCGCCAGGCTTTTTCGGCGTGTCGCACATCGGTCATGCACACGTAGCGGTGCGCCCCTGAGACGAGCGATCGGACGATCCCGCGCTTCGCCCACACCCTGATCGTGCCGGGTCGGACGTAGACGATCCGGGCAGCGTCGTCCACCCGCTCCCACTGCTCACCGGTCGCGTCGATCACGGGCGCCACCATGCTCGACGTAGCGCTTTGTCATTCATCTTCCGTATCCGCGCGTCAAGATCGTCCGCGAGTCGGATCGCAGTGCGGCGAGCCGGCCCGGACACATCCTCACAAGCGATCCGGAACGCGATGTTCGCAGCCGCGAATGTCCCGAGCAGTGCGTCACGCATCCGCTCGTCGGAATCGGCGTCGCTGGGGTACATGGCGATCCAGCGCTCCCACACGCGGTCACGCATCTCCGGGTCCATCATCCCGCCCTCTTCTCAGCGATCTCGAGCAGCCCGACGAGCCGCTCCCACTCATCCTCGGAGAACACGCGCCCGCACTCAGGGTTGCCACACGCGACGACGAACGGCGCCTTGAACCAGGACGGTGGCGTGTACATCAGGCCCAGGTGATCGCACCTCGGGCACGGTGTCCCCAAGATGGCCCGCGTCTTCGTGTCCTCCATCGGCCAGCGCGCCTTCGTGGTCGCGATGAGTGCGCTCAGCTCGCGTTGCATCTCACCCGCCCATTCCTGCTCGGAGCACCAGGGCAGCAGCGGCAGCAGCCACTTGACGAGCCGGGCCGTCGCTTCCGCTTTGCACACCCCGACCGTCGCGCCGTACCGCGTCAGCCAAGCGCCGCGCGGGTCAGGTCCCGCCATCCGGGCGCCGTTCGGGTGCTCTTCAAGGATGAGCAGCGCCCAAGATGCGAGGTTGGCATGGATCTCGTCGGCCGCGCCGATCGCTGCGCTCAGGATCGAGCCCCAGGCGGGATCGCCCATGCTGCGCCCGTCGCCGGCGGGCTTGCGTCCGGCGTCCGGCTCGGCCATGTCGCGCAGGTGGCGGACGAGTCCGGGCGCGTCTACGACGTCGGAGTTGAGCCGCTGCCAGCAAAATGGGCACAGGTTCCCGAATTCGGCGGCACGCGGCAGACAGCCGGTACATGGGTCGATCTCGGCGCCCTTCGTCTCGCACGTCGTGAGATGCGAGCCGCGCTGAGTGCAGCCGCTCAGGCACGCCTTGGTCGTCGTCACGGCGTCCCGCCCATCGCCTTGAATGTCCGGGCGACCCAGCCGCTCAGGATCGCGAACAGCAGGTAGATGACGGCCCATCCGAAGCGATGGTGGAACGCCTCACTGAGCGCCACGAGCGTGTAGAACAGCGCGGCGCCCGCACATGCGCCCGAGATGATCGCGTCGATCTTCTCCTGGCGGCGGCTCACGGCGTCACTCCCGGGCGGTCAGAGACGGTGGTCCAGGATGACGCGACACGGTACACGATCCGCAGGCTGGGTTTACGGTTCAGCACCCGGTCGGCAACGGTCCGCGCTTCAGCCTCGGTCGGCCATGTTGCTCCGAGGCCCTGAACGTGGAACCCGCCACCCATCTTCGGATCACCGTCCCACTGGATGCCCCACTCATCCCGCGTCTCGCCGGTGCGGTCAAAGGGGCATTCGCCCGCCTCCTCGTCCTGCACCGGGTGAGCGGCGAGGAGGACGTCAAGATCAGACACGCGGACGACGGGTTCGGACCACATCGTCCCTGTGCGCCCGTCGTCGAATCGGATCAACAGCGGCTCAGCGATCAGCGCCTCGATCCCAGCGCGCAGGTCATCGGTCACGGCTTCTCTCCCTCGGTCGGTTCGGTTGGGCCGGAGTCCAGCACGGCGTCGTAACGCTCGCGTGGCAGGACTCGGAGATGGGCGCCGGTCGGTTCGGACAGGGCGGCGCGGCGTTTCGCTATCTCGGCTGACACGGCGGCAGCCCGCTCATCCGGCGGCAGATCGTCGAATGCGTCAAGCGGCACAGCAGGACGCCCCAGGTCAGCGATCGTGATGCCGAGAGCATTCACGAGAGCGCTCAGGACCGTGAACAACCCGCCGCTGTTGCCAGTCCAGATGCTCGCGGCCACCGCCCGCACTTGGCGTAGGGCGGCGATCGAGGCGTACAGGTGTCGGGTCAGCGACAGGATGCGAGGCCCGGAATCGCGGTCTTCTCGATCGGGCAGCACCGGGAAGATGTCGGTCGGGTAGTGCTCGTCCAGGAGCGACATCACGCCGTCCCAGGAGTGCAGCCGCTCGACCTCGCGCAGCAGGTCGGCGTACCCGACAGCCGACAGGACGGTGCGGATCATGCGGCGCGCTTCGTCCCGCCGATAGCGGACGTTGGCCGTGGCGTCTTCGTCAGCGCCCTCCCACCACAGGCTGGCGAACAGAACCACCCGCGCT